CATCAACGAGCCAGACACTGGATTCTCCAGTGCTGCAAACCCAACTGCTGCTGGTCCTTTATCAGCACAGATCACTGATCCATTTGACACATCTACACCATCATATGAAGATACAACTGGAACAGGAATGACTACAGCAACTGCTGAAGCATTGGGTGACTCTTCTTCTAACTCTTTCGCAGAAATGGCATTCTCAATCGAGAAAGCAACTGTTACTGCAAAATCAAGAGCATTAAAAGCAGAATACACTATGGAATTAGCACAAGACCTTAAAGCAATCCACGGTCTTGACGCAGAAGCAGAATTAGCAAATATTCTATCTTCAGAAATATTAGCAGAAATCAACAGAGAAGTTGTAAGAACAGTTAACATCCAGGCGAAAGTCGGTGCTGCTGGAACATCAACTCCTGGTACATTCAACTTGGATGTAGATGCTAATGGAAGATGGTCTGTTGAAAAATTCAAAGGACTTCTTTTCCAAATCGAGAGAGAAGCAAATACTATTGCTAAAGAATCTCGTAGAGGTAAAGGAAACATGGTTCTATGTTCATCAGACGTCGCTAGTGCTCTAGCAATGTCAGGTGTTCTTGACTATGCTCCTGCCCTTCAAACAGGATTGAATGTAGACGACACTGGTAATACTTTTGCTGGTGTATTAAATGGCAGATACAAAGTATATGTTGATCCATATGCTGGTGTTGACTATTTAACAGTCGGATACAGAGGTACAAACCCATATGACGCAGGTCTTTTCTATTGCCCATACGTCCCATTACAAATGGTGCGTGCAGTAGGTGAGAACACATTCCAACCAAAAATCGGTTTCAAAACTCGATATGGAATGATCTCAAACCCATTCGTAGGATCAACTCCTTCAAATGGTCTTGCGACAGCTGGAACAAATTTCTACTACAGAAAAATGGCTGTATCAAACATTCTATAAAAACAATTAGTTGTTTTCTAAAGGGCAGATTATCTGCCCTTTTTTTTGTATAAATACTTACTATGGCAACACCAACAAACAAATCATTCTTACATCCAACTGCATTTAGACTGCTCATACCCAGACTGCCTAATGTAGAATTCTTTTGTACATCAGTCACAGTTCCTGATATTAGTTTTTCCGAGGCAATCTTTGCTACTAACATCGGTGTGAATGCATACTATCCAGGAGATAAGATTACATTTATGGATCTCAGTGTCACTTATCTTATTGATGAGGACATGGCAAACTATAAAGAAGTCTATGACTGGATGCGAGCAATTACTCCTGCGAATGATCCTCAAACATTTAAGAACCTCACAGGAACTACATCAACATCGACTAATGCTTACACTGGCACAAATTCTGATCTAGAACAGTATGAAGATATTACATTAGTGATCAACACGAATAAGAACAACCCCAATAGGTATATTAGATTCTATGACTCTTTCCCTATTGCTTTGGGTGGGTTTCAAATGAACAGTGAGAGTACTGATGTTGCTGTATTGACAGGAAGTGTTAATTTTAGATTTACATACTTTACAATCGAAGATAAGTCTTAAACCACCTTTACAACACTTGCTAAATATAGTAGAATAACTATAGGATTACATTATGATATTTGAAGATTACCCACGAGAGAGTGTTCACTTTGGTACCATGAAAACCAAAGGCGAAAGCATGCCAGAGGCAAAAGAGTACTTTAAAGCATTCCCTGGAGCATGTCGACATGTTCCTCTTAAAGTTATTGATCAAAGAATAAACAACTCTGGTCAAGATACAACTCATAGAATTAAAGACTATTATGCTCACAAGCATGAATACACTACGATAGGATCTACCACACCACATAGAACAGAAGAGCAGAATAGAATGTATCATTTCAATAAGATGCATTATCTTATTCACAATATCAAAAACAATGGTTTAGAATACCCACCACAAGGTGTTTTGACTTATGATAACTTTGATCGAACTAAAATCAATTTCAATTATCACATACATCCTGGAACAGGAAGAGTTAACTCACTACGATGGTTAGATTGGAACCCATCTTGTATCGTTTGGGATCCTTATGAGTTGTTTAGGGATTATGATGCTTTGGACTTCGAAATGTACATTGATATCTTCTGGCAGAATCATGTACATAAAGTGGGAGATTTTCAACTGGATTTGTTAGTAAATGGGGCAGGATGGGGTAATTTAGAGTGTTTTCAGACCATAAATTATCAAGTCAACTATGATGCTCATTATGACCTTATAAGACCCATGTTTGAAAACAAACCCACTTTATACATAGGATATGATTCTAGACATGGCGAGGCAACTAAAGCATGTGAAAGATCTATTGAAAAGTGGACGCATCCCTTTATCATTAAGTATCTAGACATATCTAAGATACCAGAGTATACAAGAGAGTATGCCAATCAATCAACTGAGTTTACATACAGTCGCTTCCTTATACCATATCTTCAAAATTATGAAGGCATTAGTGTATTTGTAGACGATGACTTTATCTTCTTAGAAGATCCTAGTCCTTTACTGATGTCGGTCAATCATGACGAGGCAGTTGCCTGTGTTAAACACGACTTCAGTGATAAAGGGTATAGACAAAAACTAGGAAACGAAAAGGATGTTTGGTATCCTAAAAAGTTATGGTCTAGTCTTATGGTGTTTAACAATGCTCATGAAGACTGTAAAAAATTAACACCAGAGGTCATTAATACTGAGTCTGGTCAATACTTACATCAGTTCCAATGGACTAATGCTAATAAGATTGGTGCTATCCCAGATAGATGGAATTGGTGTGAGGGTTATAGTGAAGAATCAGAATTTTATAATGCTGGTGCTGTTCACTACACAAGAGGTGGTCCATGGATAAAAGACATGGATTGTAAACATATTAAATACAAAGGTATACATGAAATCTTTAGAACAGATCAAGATAGAATGGACAGAGGAATGTTCCATCAATGATATTGAGTTAGACGCAACTACACTAGAAGTTCCTAAACTTCATGCTAAATACTCTGACTACTTAACTGACTGGAAGTTGGTTGAGAAAAAATTGAATTTGAAATACAAAGAACTGCTTAAGAACAAGTGGTTATGGTTCAATGGCAAACTATCACAATCAGAGATCGAAGATCTTGGATGGGACTATGATCCTTTCAACGGACTTAAGATTATGAAAGGTGATTTCAATTACTTCTTCGAAAGTGATAAAGATTTGCAAATTATGAAAAACAAATTAGACATTGCCAAGATTACTATAGAATACATTTCTGAAATTATTGATATGCTAAAATGGAGACATCAATCTATTAAGAACATTATTGAGTGGCGAAAGTTTATGGCAGGTGCTTAATGATATTGCCGAATGTGTTTTACAAAATTCCTAATGCTCTCACCATAGATGAGTGCAATCAGTTTCATGAACTTGCCAGACACATCAACATATCACCAGCAAAAGTGGGATTGGGTCCGAATGATCCAGATGCCAAGCAAGATGGTGGTGTAGAATTAAAGTCACGCAAATCAGCAACAGGTTGGTTCGAACCTGACAGACTTCCAAAACACTTGATGGATAGAATCGTAGACCTTACCAATCAAGCAAACGAAGAGGCAGGTTGGTATTTTGATTTATGCTATCAAGAGAATTTACAATACACCATTTACAATGGTGCACCAGTCGGTGAGAAAGGTGGTTATTATCACTGGCATGCTGATCATGGTGGAGAAATAGGTGATGATGGCAGATATCGTAAACTGTCATGGGTCATACAGTTGACAGATCCTATGGAATATGAGGGTGGAAACTTTCAATTCTTAGAACCGACTAAACAGTATTGGGAACTCGGTAGAGAGAATGGTCGTACAAAACTTGATCTAGATAAGATGATCACTACAGTTCCATGGTCAGGTAAACAGAAAGGAACATTCTTAGCATTTCCTTCTTTCCTATTTCATCAGGTTCAACCTGTTATCTCAGGAACACGCATATCATTAGTAGGATGGGTACAAGGGTTCCCATATAGGTAATGAAAGTTCAACTCACTAAGGTGAATGAAGTTTATATGGTCGTAGATGCTGATGACAGTATCTGCCGAGAGTTATATGACTTCTTCTCATTCGAAGTTCCAGGTGCTAAGTTTATGCCAGCAGTGCGTAATAGATTCTGGGACGGATATATCAGACTCTTCAATATTAAGACCCATAGGATTTATGTCGGTCTCTTTCCATACATACATGAGTTTTGCAAAGAGCATAACTATCAACTTGAAACTGATGGCGAAGTTAATCGTGCAGAGAATCGCACTTTCGATGAAATAAAAGAATGGTCTAAACTATTAGATCTGCCTTTTGAACCAAGAGACTATCAGATAGAAGCAGTACAGAGAGCAGTCTCTAAGGGTAGACGACTGTTGGTATCTCCTACTGCTAGTGGTAAGTCTTTAATTATCTATATGCTTCATCGTTGGTATGAGCATAAAAAGGCAAGAGCAACAGGTGAAGATGATTGTAAGACATTGATTATCGTACCAACTACTTCATTGGTTGAGCAAATGTCAAAGGACTTTGCAGAATATGGTTATGATCAACCTATATGTAAGATCTATTCTGGTCAAGAATATTTTGATGCTAATGTGACCATATCGACTTGGCAATCTTTCAGTAAAGCACCCAAAGAATGGATGAATCAATATGATGTAGTCGTAGGTGACGAGGCACATTTATTCAAAGCAAAAACACTTACAAGCATCTTAGAAAAGATGAAAGATGTCACCTATAGATTCGGAACGACTGGTACATTAGATAACAGTCAAGTACATAGATTACAATTAGAGGGTTTGTTTGGACCCTATGCTCAAGTGGTTTCTACTTATGATTTAATGGAAGAAGGCACTGTGGCGAAACTAGGCATTCATTGTTTAATACTCAACCATCCTAAGCAACCTAAAATGAAATACATGGAAGAGATGGACTATCTGGTATCAAATGACAAACGCAATAATTTCATTTTCAATTTAGTTAAGAGTTTGAAAGGCAACACATTGGTGTTGTTTCAATATGTAGAAAAGCATGGGGTCGTACTGTACAATATGATGCAACCTCAACTTAAAGATAGATTACACTATGTGTATGGAGGAACAGATGCGAAAGATCGTGAAGAAGTTAGAGGACTTGTGGAATCAAGCAATAATGGAGTTATACTTGCATCCTATGGCACCTTTTCGACTGGGATTAACATTCGTCGTATTAACAATATTGTTTTTGCTAGTCCATCAAAGTCTAAGATAAGGAACTTGCAAAGTATTGGTAGAGGTCTGAGAATAAGTGATGATAAGACTGAAGTGAAACTATATGATATCGCTGACAATTTAAATGGCGACAACTTTACAATTCGTCACCTGAAAGATCGTATAAATATATACAGTAGTGAAGGATTTGACTACCAAATACACGAAATCAAACTATGACAGAAACTCTAGTTCCTAATAAATACGAAGTTATCAGATTCCAAAATGGTCAAGAGATCATAGGGATGGTCAGAGAAACTCGTACAGGTCTTATCGATAAGGGTATCGATGTATGGGCACCTATGACTGTGCATCTAACCTCTATGCCATCTGGCGAGACTATCGCAAACTTTATGCCATTCACTGCTCTCAGTGAAGATAGTTATCTGTCATTCAGTACTAAAGACATTCTTTTTCGATCACCACTCAATCAAGAATACATCCATCTATATGATTCAGCAGCATCACAATGGATGAAACTACTAGAGGATAGAAAAATCAAACCTATCTCACAAGCAACAGGACAGAAGAAAGTGAAAGAGTATCTAGATAAGACTGCTAGAGAACTTGCTGAAGACTATTTAGAATCGGATATCTTTCTAGAGGACTACAAGGAAAAGAAGAAAGAGAACTTCGAGACTAGGAAACTAGAGAAAGACGACAAAATACACTAATGGCATATTCAGAAAAAGTTATAAATAGATTTGAGAATGTGCTTAAGAACCCTGCAGAATTTTCTGTGGGTAAGTTCGATCCTAAAGACATGACTGTAGGAACAGGAATGGTAGGAGCACCAGCATGTGGTGATGTCATGAGACTACAAATCAAATGCATTCCTCATGGAAACACTCACATCATAGAAGATGTAAAGTTTAAGACCTATGGTTGCGGATCGGCAATCGCATCTTCTTCGGAACTCATCGACCTCCTCAAAGGCAAGACATTAGAAGAGGCAAAGGAGATTAGAAACAAAGACATCGCAGAAGCACTTTCACTTCCTCCTATTAAGATACATTGTAGTGTATTAGCAGAGGATAGTATTAAGAGAGCAGTGGATGATTTTGAATCTAAACTCCATATATAATATACTCTACCCTCTGGGGCATATTAATTATAACTCCGAAACTCTAATCTGAAAAGGGGGTTTTGAAAAAAAGTATGGGAAATTTTATCATTGTATTTCATCAAAACTACCTTTTCGAAAACACAATTACCCCTTATAATTAATGTATTATGGCAACAAGAAGTAAAGTAAATCCAGCACACTATGTGGACAATAAGATGTTCACACAAGCAATAATCGAACACAATCTTAATGTAAAAGAAGCAGTAGCAAAGGAAAAAACACCACCAAGAGTTACAGAGTACATTGGTGAGTGCATCTATAAGATTGCTACTCGTCTATCCACTAGACCCAACTTCATCAACTACACCTATAGAGATGAAATGATCTGTGATGGTATAGAAAACACTTTACAGTACATCAACAATTTTAATCCAGAGAAGTCATCTAATGCCTTTGCTTATGTCACACAGATTTGCTACTATGCATTCTTAAGAAGAATACAAAAAGAGAAAAAGCAAACTAAGATTAAGCAAAAGCAAATTGAAAATGCTGGAGTTCTATTTGACACTTATACCACTGTAGACGGAGTAGAAGATCCTGCTTTCGTAAACACAGCAGTTGAGTGGATGAAAGACAACATGATCAAACAAGATTATGATACTCGTACAGAGAAAAAAGAAAAGAAAGGTAAATTAGACAAATTTATAGATGAAGATAGCAATTCTTAATGATACACATGCTGGAGTTCGCAACGACCTCCAAGCAATGGGTGAGTATCAAGGGAGATTCTACAATGAAATCTTTTTCCCATACTTAGACCAACACGACATCAAACACATTATCCATCTGGGTGATTACTTTGACAGACGGAAGTTTATCAACTTCAAATCTTTAGCAACCAACAAAGAACACTTTATTGATCCTATGATCGAAAGAGGTATCAGCATGGATCTTATACTAGGAAACCATGATACCTTCTACAAAAACACCAATGAGATTAATGCTCCCGAGTTGTTACTGTTTAAGCACGATAACATAGACATTGTAGCAAATCCAACCATTAAGAACTATGATGGTTTTGATATTGGTCTTGTACCTTGGATTTGCCCTGACAATTTTAATGAGAGCATAGATTTTATCAAAAATGCTACGACCTCAGTTCTCATGGGTCACTTTGAGATAGAGGGTGCAATCATGATGCCAGGAATGGCATGCCCCCATGGTTTAGATTTTAAAATGTTTAACAGATACGACACTGTACTGTCAGGTCACTTTCATCATAAGTCACTGCAAGGTAATGTAAGATATCTCGGATCACAGATGGAGTTTACTTGGTCTGACTTTGGTGACGAGAAACACTTTCATGTCTTTGATACTGAAACAGCAGAGATAATATCAGTAAGAAACCCACTAAGAATGTTTAACAAAGTATTCTATGATGATTCTAAGATGACGCATGAAGAACTGTTGAATATAGACTTTAGTGATATGGCAAACACCTTTGTTAAGTGTATCATTGTCAATAAAGAAAACCCATACACATTTGATCTATACATGGAAAGACTTAATGCAGTTAATCCAGTAGATTTAAAGATAGTAGATGATAACCATCACATGGATATGCTCACCGATGAAGAGGTTGAGGATGCTGAAGATACACTTACTATCTTATCTAAGTATGTGGAGTCACTGGAAATTAGTGGCGACAAAACAAAATTAGATTCTCTACTCAGAGGTCTATACAGCGAAGCATTAGAACAAAATAATTATCTATGATAACAATCAAGAAAGTTAGGTGGAAGAACTTCCTCTCCACTGGTAATACCTATACAGAAATCGACTTAAACAAACATGGCACTACTTTGATCGTAGGAGACAATGGTGCAGGTAAGTCTACAATTTTAGATGCCTTATGCTGGAACCTTTTCAATAAAGGTTTCCGTGATGTTAAAAGAGAACAGTTTGTAAACTCTATTAACAGAAAAGACATGATGACTGAAGTCGAGTTTAATATCGGCAGTAAGAATTACTTAGTAAGACGAGGGCATAGACCTTCTATCTTTGAAGTGTATTGTAATGATACAATGTTAAACCAAAATGCTAACAAAGCAGATTACCAAGAGATCTTAGAAAAAGACATACTACAAATGTCACACAGATCATTTACTCAGGTTGCTGTGTTGGGTTCTGCTAACTTTACACCATTCATGCAGTTAAAGACTGCGGAGAGAAGAAGGATTGTTGAAGACTTATTAGACATCAGAATCTTTTCTGTCATGTATGATATAGTAAAGGGTAAGAACAGGCAATTACAACAAGAACTCAGTGAGAACACGGCAGAGACTAGAGTGATCAAGGAACGCATCAGTGGATTGAATGACACCATCAACTCATTGAAAGATAACAAAGATGCTAAAGTTAAAGAGTTCACAGAGAGTGTCGAAAAAACTGAAAATCATATTGATAAAACTATAGAAGAGATTACAGGCAAATCTGACATTGTTAATGAAAAGAATACAACGATTGCAGACTTTGCTGAAGTAAAGGAAAAACTCAACAAGTTTATATTACTTGAGAAGTCTATAGAAGACAATCGTAAAAAGATACGCAAAGAGATAGAGTTTTTAGAAAACAATGACAACTGCCCAACTTGTAAACAAGGCATTGATGAAAACCATAAAAAAGAACACAACAAAGAAAGAACTGATAAGATCTCGGAACTTGAGCAAGGGTTGTGGGATCTAGATCTAAAGGTAAAAGATTACAATGACAGACTAGAAGAGATCAGTGTTATTCAAAGTGAGATACAAACAATTCAAAATGAAATTGCTGTTCTACAATCTGAAGTTATCTCAAATCAAAAGTATGTTAAAAAGATAGAACAAGAGATTGCTGCACTACAAAAAGAAAGTGAAGACTCTACTAACTATGAAGAAAAGTTAAAAGAGAGTGAGCAGAAACTTCAATCTTACGAAAAGAACAGAGAAGATCTTACTGATACAGAGTTCTATTATGATACAGCAATGAAAGTATTGACAGATTCAGGTATCAGGACACGAGTCATTCGACAGTTCTTACCTATCATGAACAAACTCATAAACAAATACTTGGCAAGCATGGAGTTCTTTGTAGACTTTCATTTAGATGAAGAGTTTAAAGAAACAATCAAATCCAGATTTAGAGATGAGTTCAAGTATGCTAACTTTTCTGAGGGTGAGAAGATGCGTATTGACTTGGCACTACTCTTTACTTGGAGATCTATTGCTAAGTTAAGAAACAGTGTTAACACAAACATCTTAGTCTTAGATGAGATCATGGATTCATCATTAGACGAGGCAGGTACTGAAGAGTTTCTAAATATCATAAGAAACTTGACAGAGAATCAAAACACCTTTGTCATTTCACATAAAGGTGAGATTCTATATGAGAAGTTTGATAATGTTATACGATTTAAAAAAGATAAAAATTTCTCTACTATTTCTTAAAACCCACTTTACAACACAATACAATTAACGATACAATAGAACTATGAAAACATTAGTTATACCAATGGCAGGTCTTGGCTCTAGATTTACTAAAGCAGGATTTAATGTACACAAACCTCTTATTGAGATTGATGGTGAAAAACTTATAAGACATTCTATCGATTCACTTAACTTAGATGAATCTTGGAAGATCGTATTAGTTGCCAGAGATCTTGGTAAAGGGTATAAGAAAGAGATTGAACAAGTTGTTCCCGAAGCAGAGATCATATGGATTAATCGACTTACAGGTGGTGCTACTGAAACAGCACTTCTTGCGTCTGAGTTGATAGACCCTAAAGACGAACTGATTGTAACAAACTGTGATCAATACTTAGATTGGGACACTGAAGATTTCTTTACTCAATCTAGATCTAAAGGTGTAGTGGGTTCAGTTCTTACTTACAAATCTATAGATCCCAAGAACTCTTTTTGTAGATCAGATAACAATGGTAAAATCTTTGAGATAGTAGAAAAGAATCCTATCTCTAACGAGGCACTGGTGGGTTTACATTGGTGGGCAAAGGGAGCAGACTTCCTATCCTCAGCACAGCAACTAATCGATAACTGTCCTAAAGATAGAGAATCTTATCTATCAGAAACATACTCATATCTGATTAAAGAAGGCATGAACATCAAATCTGTAGGCATCAAAGGTAAGTATTGGTCGTTGGGCACTCCTGAAGACTTCTACATATTTAAAGGATACTTGGCAGAGTATCGTATGGCGAAACCAAGAACATTCTTTATTGACTTAGATGGTACAGTTTTAATGCATGGTCATAGATATTCTAATCTATATGAGGGTCAAAATGAAGCATGTCCTGGAGTAATAGAAGCAATGGATGAATTAGATTCTCAAGGTCATACCATCGTGCTAGTTTCTGCTCGTAAAGAATCATCTAGGGAGTTTACTCAAAGACTGTTAGACAGATTGGGTATACCATACGACCACTTGATACTTGGTGTCTCACAAGGTAAAAGAATTGTTGTGAATGATATCATTTCAGAAACAAGTGCTCCAAGAGCAGGTAATGTAAATGTCATTACTGATCAAGGTTGGAAAGCAAAAGAACTGTTAGAATGCTAAGAAATTTCTGGGATAAATTTACTACAAGGTTTGCTGTACCAATACTAATTGTGAGTCAAGTTATGACTCTATATGATGGTTGGGAATCACGCATAGAAGAAAGATCATACCAAGAAGAATTAGTAAGATGTGTTCGAGCACATTATCATTACACAGAAGAAGATATGTTGGTTAAGATGCCCAATGGCGACATAATACCAGTATCAGAATTTTTTGATGATCCAGGAATGGATCAAACAGGTGAAACATATTGGGAGGAAGAATCTAACTGTCAAATGTTTGACATTCTTTCCCCATTGTCAGACTATACACCTGAAAGATCAATGGATAAGTATCTAGGCAAAGTATTCTATTGGTACAAAGATAACAAAGATAGATTTGTAGCATGGGTAAATTATATGTACATGAGAAAACAAACAGAGGGTATAAGAGGATGACAGAAGATAAAAGAGGAACTATAGAAAAGTTTCGCATTGAAGATTTTACAGGTGGTTGGTTTATAGGAAACTTCGAACCCTCACTACTCAAGACCAATGACTTTGAAGTATCAGTTAAGATGCATCCAGCAGGTCAAGTCTGGGAAAAGCATTATCATAAAGAGGCAACTGAATACAACTATGTGTTTGATGGTGTTGTTGAAATAGATGGTGTTGAATATGTTAAAGGAGATGTGTTTATTATACATCCCGACTTTGTAGTTGATCCAAACTTCAAAGAAGATTGTACTATTATGTGTGTAAAAACTCCATGTGTAATCGGAGATAAATACGAAATAGAAAGATGATACTTATTGCCCATAGAGGAAACATTGATGGTAAGCAGGTAGAACGAGAAAACACTATCTCTTACATTCTAGAAGCACTGGGCAGAGGATATGATGTTGAAATCGATATTAGATACATAGATGCAGGGAATAACAATGGAGCATTTTATCTAGGACATGATGATCCTCAAGAGGTTTGCCCAGATGATATACTTGTAAATGATCACACATGGGTGCATGCGAAAGATATAAGAACATTTAAGATGTTATTGGATTCAGAAGTGTCTAACACTTTCTTTCATCAAAGTGATGATACAACACTCACAAGTAGTGGGTATATGTGGACTCAACCAGGAAAGGAACTGACGAGCAGAAGTATACAGGTGATGCCTGAGTATGTGTCACAAGAATTTAGTAGAGTATGTCATGCCATATGCTCTGACTATGTAGGAGAATACGAATTATGATTATTGTAATTCCAACTTATAAAAGAGAAGAGAATCAAAAGGCATATAACAATTTGCCTAAAGAGATACAAGAAAGAGTTGTTGTAGCAACTCATAGTGGTAGAGGTTCTATTTTAAAACAGCATAACCCAACAATGAATGTTCATGAGTGGGATGCAGAGTTATTCATTCCTGGAGTCAGACAGTCTTGTATGGAACTAGGTGAAAAGGTGATGATCATCGACGATCAGTGTATCTTTATGAAACGAGTATATGAGGGTGACAAAATTAAACATG